ATTTCTTAGGGTCCATCTTGAGTTTTAACTTTGCGATCTTAACGCTTTCTTGCCACTTACTAAGAGTCATCTATAATACAGTTACATTTTATTCGCAAATCATCTTCTTGTATGCTTTGGTACCCTTGGAAGGCACACGGTGGAACTTGCCATCATCGGAAGACGCCTTGGCCTTCTTGATAAACGCCTGGAAGGTGGGGTTCTTCTTAAGGGACTTCTTCGCCGCCCTGCTCGCCGCCTTGCTAATGATGCGACCGTTCTTCATCTTGAGATCCTTCTTTTTTAAACCACCGGAGGTGTGGTCAGCGTTGCCGTGCCAGACTTCAGCGCGAGAACCGATCATTGTTGTTAGTTACCTTATAGTTGGAAAATTTTTTTAATGTCGATGATCGATATTTTCGCAGAAGGCTCGCGTCCGCCTGTTGGAATCTGGGTTTTTAGTCGCGCGTCATTGAGCACCTCCGAGCAAATAATCGACTTGTGCCCCTGTAGTTTCATCATCTCTTCCTCGACGCTTATAAACCGCGGACACGCGCGGTAAATAAACTTTTTGACGTGAACCACCCTGTTCTGACCCATCCTGTGCGAACGTCCTATGGCTTGAAGCTCGGTCGCGGGGTTCCACGAAGGGGTTGTTATGTAAACCCTCGTGGCGTCCTGTAAGTTGAGACCGACGCCTCCGGACTTTATTTGAATCACGAAAATCGATCCGTCTGGTGAATTTTTAAAGCTCTCGATTTGTGCGACGCGGCCTTCTTTGGTGAAGCTACCGTCCAGTCTGAAGACATGGCGCTTGCCAAAAAAATGCGCCTGAATGAAGTTCATCTCACCTCTGAACTGGCAGAAGATGAGGGATTTCTCGGTAGGATGTTGCTCTATCATAGCGAACAGTGTCTCCATCTTCTTGTTTCGACCCGTCCACTTCGGAGCCTCTACGTTGTTCTTCGCCGCGACACCGTCGAAGTACAGTTGGGGTAAAACCATGCACTGTCGGGCGCGAAGCAGGCACTCCAGGATGATCATGTTCTTGTAACTCGAGGTGCTTTTGCAAGCCTCCTTAATCGTACCCTGCGCCTCGAGGAACACCTGTTGGTAAAGCCCTTTTTCTTCCTCGTACATGTCCAATTCTACATTTTCAAAATGACACGGAGGAAGTTGAAGGCGTGTGTTGTGGAGGGCCAAATCTTGTTTTGTCCTGCGTAGGATGTAAATGTCCTTTATCTCGGTGTGTTTGTACTGGACAAAATTCTGATCCAGACCCAAAAATAAGCACAAACTTATGAAATCGTTCAGCGAATTGTAGACTGGGGTTCCGGTCACTAGCCACCTTATGTCGGAGCGCAGCCTGTTGATGTTTTTGAAATTCTTACTTTTTCGGTTTCGAATTTCGTGTGCTTCATCTAATATGACCCTGTTCCATTGGATGTGATGCAGGGGTGTCATGGCGTCGAGCTTGGTTCCTCTGGCGCTCAACACGCTGTACGGTGCGATAGTTACGGATGCGGGTTCGAGTTTTCGATTCGGCCCGTCGAAGACGTGCACGTCGAGTTGCGGCGCGAACACCTGTATTTCATTCTTCCACTGAGAGATAATGGATTTAGGCACGACGATGAGTGTGCGCGGCTGGGGGTTTCCGAGCATCGTGGCGATGAGTTGGACGCTTTTACCCAGTCCCATCTCGTCGCAGAGAAAACCACCTTTTGGTCCGGAAGCCTGCGCCTCCATACTCAAAAGCCACTTGACTCCATCGTGCTGATATGGGGTATACAGTCGGCCATTGAGTTGACTGACAGCGAGGTTGTACTGATGAGTCTGCATGTGAATTGATTGAAAATTACAGATTTCGAGCTTCCCTAGGTATTTTTATTCTACGTATTCATCCTCGTCACTTATTTCGAGTACCTCACAAACCGGCGGTGGTTTTTCTTTCCTCCTAGCGCGCTTTTTGACGGGTTTGGGCTGAGGCAGCTCATCGACGTGTTCCCTGAAGTAGAGCACTCTGTCCCAAAAAACACGCATAATCGGGAGGTATTTCTCGAACCACCCACGATCTCTTTTCACGTTCACCACGTCAAACTCTTCGGGTAGAGGCCAGTTCGTAGTTGCGGGTTTGTACTGGATGAAGTCCGCCTCTTCGAGGTCCAGGATCTCCATGCACAACTGAAGTTGGGGCATGTAGTGCTCGGGTACTTCCCCGGGAATAATCTTTCTTTGCGGCGGACACTTTATTTCAACGAGCTTGCCGCTCTCAGACACGCCGTCGGGGCTCCCACCGAGCCAGGTGTGCACGGGGTGAGGGACTAAGCCAATCTCGTGAACAACTTCTCCGTGACGCTGTTCGTAAAGGATACGGGCTTCGTCCTCATAGAGCTCACCATGCTTCGTCGCCGCGTTCCCAGTGAATTTTTCACCAACTCCGCACTTCTTGAGCAATAGATCGTCCGGAGTTTGGTATGGGTTTTTGCCGATGGCCGTCGCCGCGTCACTCGCAGTCAGCATCTGACCACGAAGCGCGAGCCATTCTTCTGATTTTTGGGCCGCGTATTCCCTTTCAATTAACGCTTTAACTTTAGGGTGCATCTTTCTTACATGAAATTCACTTCTTTTTTTTAAGTGTGACGAACTTTAAGTCATCACGCCGGACAGGCTCTCTCGTAAAAGGGTTTTGGAATAAAACTCTCCGTTTGTTTTTTTCCATAAAGAGACTTCTAATCGGAATTCCACCAGCAAGTCTTTGCACGGTATTCGGTGTGACGTACCGAAATTTATCAATCTTAACAGCCTTTTGTCCATTTTTGAACTGGTTAAGTGTGATGTTATTATTTGGCATATTGTTGACCTCCTTGTCTTCCCACTTGATCCGAACGAGAGGTTGACTATTTGGAGACAGGGCTCCTCGAAGGATGTAGTTGCCGCGATACGTCCCAGCGAGCATCCGATTACGCACGCTCCGAGCAGGTCTGCCGTTGAGGTACTGAGAGAGAGGTCCTCTTCGCTGCATGGCGTCACGGACGCGGCGGGATGTTTGTATTATCGGACTTCTGTTGCGCCTGGGTGGACTCGTTCTCATCCTTATCTATACGTATCTTTTTTTTACGCAAGTTGTCTCTTGCGATTTCGGATGAAGCTATCAAGTATCTTATCCTGTGCTTTTGTTAACTTATAATAACTACCACCGTTTTGAAACTTGTATATTTTTCGAGAGATTGCGAGTTCCTCAATCTCTGCTGGCGCTTTTGGATATTTCTTGCCGCTGATGCGTTTGACCTCTTCTTTCAGTTTTGCTCGTTCTTTTGGTGTAAGTTTCCAGGGGTTAGCCTTCGAAGTTATACCGTATTTGATCGTACGTAACTGACTCGTGCGACACGCGCCGTGACAGAATCCGTATTCTATATCTCTAATCGTGCGCAGAGCTTCGCGCTTGTCGATGAACATTTTATTATATTCCAAGAAGTTAATTCGTTCGCTTTTTCATCGTGACGAAGTTGAGATTCCGTCTTTTTACCATCTTACGCGTGGTCGGGTGTTTGAAAACGTCAAAATCTGGTCGGGTGTTGTATAAAAATTTCATCGCTCTCCGGACTTTCCAATTTTCTATATTCCGTACCCCGAGCAGTCCAGTTACGGTTTTCGGTGTGTAGTAATGACTGAAGTTTTTGCCATTTTCTTTCCACGAAACTTTGATGGCTTTCGCGTTTTTGTTATTAAAATTGTTCAAGGCAATATCCCGCTTTGGGGGGGTGTTCAGTCTAACAACTTTCCATTTATCATTGGGTAGTAAATTCCACCTATCATCATTGAAGATAGGGTTAAACCACCATGGCCTCTCTTGTTTGTTGTTAAAATAATGAGAGCGACCCCCAATCCATGTTCTGTACTCCACTGGAGTATTACTTGGTGAAGCGCTGTTTGAGTTGTATGAATTGTTCGAGTTACTATTTGACCTATACGCCCTGTTTGAGTTACTATTTGAGTTATTGTTTGAACTGGAATACCTGGTTGTTGGAATCCTAACCCTTAACTGTCGTGCCATCTGTTTCTTATATTACAGGATTTTTTTAAAATTCATATGAACTATACGTGTTCAGTGCCTGAAAGTAATTTCGCGCGGCGTTCTGCTCGGCCTGCTTTTTACTCTTGGCGACACCTCGGGCGAAGAAGTTGTTGTGGATGTATATATCGATGTAGAAAAGACCCTCGTGGTGACCGGCGACGCGATAGTCCGGCAGCTCCCAACCGTTGACCTGGCAGTACCGCATCAGGTGATCCTTGAAGTTATCATCGATCATGATGGTGTTCATATCGATGATAGTTGGGTCTTCGTAAATCTTAAGGATGAATTCCTTAGCGTGCAGGAGTCCTAGGTCCAGGTACATTGCTCCGATGAGACTCTCGAAGACATCCTCAAGCACTTTTTGGTTATTGAACCAACTATTCCGCATACCCTTTTCGTCCATAATTACAAACTTATTCAGTCCGATGTGATTTGCAATATGCGCGAGCGTCTCACCGCGGACCAACTTCGTACGAGCTTTGGTGAGAAAACCCTCCTGCTTATTTTCATAACGATCAAAAAGGTATTTCGTGAGAACAAACCCTAACACACTATCCCCTATGAATTCGAGCGTCTCAAAACTCTCGGTGAGTTGGTCGTACTCCTTTAACGCAGACTTGTGTGTAAAGGCTCGTTGGTAAAAAGACAAGGATTTTATCTTTGTACCAAGGATATTCTCGATTGAAGGTTTATCGATAAAGGTAACCATTATATTATTATTTCAACTTATTTTTTTAAGCCGCCTTCTTGACGTAGTGCGGGCTAAGATACTTCTGGAGATTCAGGTAGGTGATCACGACAGACGGCTCGGGTGAGAGGAGGGCCCTCAACTTGTCGTCGAGCACAATCTGGCGCCCGTTCTCAGGGTGCTTCAGACCGTTGTTCGTGATGTAGGTGTTCACAAATTTCGTCACCTCGGAACGAGAGACGAGTTCGCCCTCGGGAAGGCCGAGGAAGGCGCGAAGCGCGGGAGTGACTTCCTGCTTTCTGTTGAAGCCGTTATTGGCGGCCCTCGCCTTGGCCTTCTCACCATCCGGGTCATCCTGGGTGTTCTTGATTTTCCTCACCAACTTCGTAAGGTTCTTGACGTCAGAGCGAAGCGCGGTGATTTCGGTAGAGATGGTCTCGAGAGTAGCCATGTAGGTTATATATATTGTTTACCTCTTAACCTTTAAGCTGATAATCATCACCAGGCACGCTACTATAACTATGACCAATATGTGCTTAAAAGCATCCTTCTCTTTTGCGGCAATCAGCGATTTTTTGTTCAGCATGTCGGGTACATCGATATACCTAAACGGCGGTCTCGACCCATCCTTGACACACCCGCCGAAGCAGCATTCTTCTGGGCACTGGATGACTCTGTCACCTCGTCTGACGGCGCAAAACTGGCCGGAATTTCCCTTCAACTGGAAACACCGACACTCGTCTATGACTTTACAGGCTGGGGCCATTATTATTATATCTATATAAATTAAATGGACGAAGTGATCTATTCCTCGGAGTCGAGAGAAAAGTTCCTTCATGAGCACCTGTTTTTCAGGGACTCGAAACTGAAGGAGTTTTTTGAGGAGAACAAAGTTAAAGAGTTCAGGGCGCGGGTGAAGGCAAAGCATTCCAAAAAGTCTTTCGAGAAGTTCATGTACGTTCTGGTGACAGATTCGATCAGAGATATCATACTGAAAGCAGTGGGTGAGATCTCGTCGTTTATGAACACGGCCGGTGATTTGGTGGTGAGTGGAGGTGAGGCGTTCAACTTTTACGCACCGCCGTGTGATAGGATCGTCACTAGCGACATTGACGCGAAGTTCGTGCCACGTATGCATGTCAGCCCTAAATTTTTTGGAAAACTCCAAGCGACAAAGTTAATCTTGTGGAACAAGATAGGTCGGGTGGCTAAACGCCTCGACGGCCCGATCAAACGGAGGATCATGTCGATGCGACGCAAACACGCGAAGATCTTCAACTTCTTGGGAATACGATTCGAATCCAAGGGACCGTGGGTCACCAGGAGGTATATACTCATTAAAAAGAAGAAGATTCGGAGTGATAATAAGCCCAGCCCGGGTGACGTTTTCATTGACGTCGAGCTCTTTGCCCTGGATTTGAACCACATCAACTACCTCTCCGCCAGTACCGGGAAAATTGAGAGCACGACGATAGGTGGTATTCTCGATATACCGTTCATGCGACCGAAGGAGTTCGGTTACGAAGTTGTGCTCTCTCGTCAGAGAGGTATGAAGTACCGCAATCCGATTACCGGAAAGGTATACAACGACAGAAAAATATTCGTCGCGAGCAAAGAGTTTCTCGTAGAAGATATCTATCTCATGAATAAATTGAAATTGCGACCGGAGAAGAGAGAGAAGGACCGTCAACGAATGGTGCGACTGTCGAAGTTGTTCGTCAAAGACGTCAAAAACACGGATTCGTTCGAGACTATCTTCAAGCGAATCCGAAGAAAAATCATTCCCAGGGGACGACCGGTCACAAAGAAAGATGGGCGCGTCTCGATGCGCAAAGCGGCCAAGATAAAACCGTACAAATACGCCAAATATACGACCGCACCTTCCCATGAGCGATTGTCCAGGCACTTTGTCCACGGCATCCGTACTACGAAAAACACGAAAGTTAAGGGTTACAAAAACAGTTCTGGAAATAAGCGCTTCAACCTTACCAACCTCAAGTGGAAAAACGTCACCAACACTTCGTACGTCAAAAACGAAGTTACCCTCAGGCCGAAAGAGGGTAGGAAATTACCGAAAAAGATTAATAAACGAAGTACGCTGTACGGTTACAGACCCAGGCGAAACAAATGGGTGCCAAACAAGGTTCTCGCCAAGGCGGCTGCAATTCCATATGTTGGTTTAAAGAGAAAGGGCAACGTATAAATATAATGATTTTCGACGCCATCTCCAAGAATGATGAAGGCTTGCGCTTTGTGAAGGCCATGAGCGATAGCAAGCGGAAGGTGCTCGTGCAGCTTAACGGTGTCAGGGTAGTTAATGTCAGCGATGAAGAGATCACCTTCGACCTCGCCACGGAAAAGAACAGGGGTAAGATCAGTTCCGTGGACGACGCGGCCCTCTCCGCCGCGATCGAAAACTCAGCACAGTGGTTTGGGAGAGAACTACCAGAGACCATCATCAGGGGAGCGTACACCCCCAGTGCGAAGGACGACATGATCGAGTGTGAGCGCATTGACGCGACCAGAGTCTTCGACGACCAGCAGAAGTTGGTCGATGTCGCCGCTCTCCAGAAGGATGGGTCGTGCGACGTCATAGTTGAATTCTCCGGAATCTGGTTCGCCAAGAAAAATTTTGCGACGACGCTCAATGTCGTCCAGGTGAGGCTTCACCCGGAGCCAGTCTTGGACAACTACCCAGACGAATTCGCATTCGTCGACTCAGACGATGACGATAAATAATTTTCGCCACATACAATAAAGATAACTATGTTCAAGGGTGGTCGAAACCAGAACATCATGATGCTCATCGCGGTCGCCGCTCTCATCTTTCTCCTTTGTAATCTCAACTCCAAGTCTTCGTACTCCATCACCGAGCGCGAGTACGCGCCCTTTGGCCCCGGTCCCGCCGCCGGTCCCGCCGCCGGCCCCTCCGCCGGTATGAACAACGGCACTGGCCTCGCCTCCTCCCTTCTCCCCCGTGAAATTGCTAGCGAGGAAGACTTCGGTCAGTTCGCTCCGGAGGACATCCTCGCCGGACAGTCCTTCCTTGACCCCCGCCAGCAGATCGGGTTCCCCGAGACCGTTGGCGGCGCGCTTCGCAACGCGAACAGGCAGATCCGGAAGGACCCCCCTAACCCCAAGGACAGCTACGTTTGGAACAACTCTACGATCGTTCCCGACCTGATGCAGCGTGGTCTCTGTGCCTAACTTAAAGACTAGCCCACTATAGTAATAAAATGGCTAACGTTTCAAGTGACCTTTCCGAAACCGTAAGCAAACTTGTTGATCTCAATAAGCAACTTTCCGATGCGAAGTCCGATATCAAAATTCTTAACCAGGAAGAAAAGCGACTCAAGGAGCGAGTCAAGAAACACATGATCGACTCCGGAATCGACACCATCAACTTGCGCAAGGGTAAGATCTCCCTTCGAAAGTCGGTGCGCCGCACTGGGATGAACAAGGATGCCATCAAGGATGGCCTGTTGGCTTTTTTTTCAGGCGACGAAGCCAAGGTTGAAGGTGCTCTCAACGCAATTAAGGATAACTTAAAGGTCACAGAATCCATGAGTCTTTCACTGACTGGCATAAAGGATAAAGCCACAAAAGAAGTATAGTCAAAATGGTATGGTCCCAGTACGTGTTTGAAGCTACCAGTGGATTCGATCATGACGGAACCGATGACGACGAATTAAATGAAAGAGACGCTCCTCTGAATATTGAAGACTGGGAAGTTGAATACTCCGAAGAACTCTCTCACATGTGGAACACTCTGCGTACACTGTTTTACGACGCGGAACTTCAACACTCTGGGTCGTTCTGCGACTTTGTCGAGTTTTGCTTTCACGAACACGACGAGCTGCCACCGGTGACTTGGGAGTATATCGAACAGGGTCGATGGTACGAACACAGGTTGGGGCACGTGTGGCGAAGCATCAGGCGAATCGTCGACGAGAACGGACTCTTTCCTTACATGATGCGTGGAGCTAGTTTCAATTCGTTTCTCTATTTTTGTAAAAATACTCTATGCGTATATTAAATGCTCTCAAACATAACTGCCCAGCGCGTTGCGATTCCCGCAGCGCTTTTTCTGTCACTGTCCCCGGGCGTTTTAATAACTACGACCGGGGAGAAAATCGCTTTCCAGAACCAGCAAACAAGCAGAAACGCCGTGTTTTTTCACGCTCTGGTCTTCTTCATAGTCTACGCTGTGATTGCCAAGGCGATGGGGCTGGTACTTACAAAGACGGACCTCATGGTGAGCACGGGTCTATTCTTGGCTTTAAGCCCCGGACTTCTCCTTACTTTGCCGCCGGGCTCCAGGGGAATCTTCCAATCCGGACAGACCAGCCTAACTTCGGCTCTCGTTCACTCGATCGTGTACGCGATAGTTTTTGCGACTTTACGGCGTACTTATCCTCAGTTTTATTAGGAAGGAGGAAGATGAAGTACCTGATTTTAGGTCCAGCTTCCATGGGTATCTTCGCACTGATCGGAGGTCTCAAGGCGATAGAATCCAAGTTGGTCGACGTCCAGGAGATTTCAGGGAGTTCCGCGGGGTCGATCCTCACTTTGTTCTTGGCGATGGGACTTTCCGTTGACGAAATTTTGGAGGTTGCACTCTCAATAGACATAAGCAATTATTGTAAAATAAAACTGAGTTCGTTTTTCAATCGGTACGGATTTGTGGACGTGGCTCCGATTCGTAGAAAGTTGGTAGAGATTTGCGGAAGTGACCCGACTTTCAGTGAAATCGAAATGAAAATCTACATCAGCGCCTTTTGCCTCAATTCCAGTGAGACGGTCTATTTCAGCAAAGATACACACCCAGACATGAAAATCATAGACGCCGTCCTGATGTCAATGGCCGTACCTTTTATTTTCGCGTGCGGTAACTACAACGGACACACATACGTCGACGGGGGGTTGAAAGAGGAGTATCCGTTGACCCCTTTTCTTAGTAAAAAACCCCATGAGGTCACCAGCATGAAGATCACCGCCAACCAGATCTATCAGGAAACGGTGGACACACCGCGCCTTTTCGTGGAGACGCTCGTTCGATCGGCGCTTTCGAATAGAGAGCGACACGACAGGCCGATAGAGGAGCTCGTCATACCTGTAGGAGAGACGAACATATTCGATTTTCATATGGCTTACGAAGACAAAATACGACTGTACAATTTAGGATTTAGGACACTCTCATGATACAACTTTTTTTGTCAGTTTATATTATATGGTAGATGCGTGTAGTCCAGACACGGATCTCAAGAACCTCCGTGAGTTAATCAAGTTGAACACGGGACGGAATATTGAACTGACAAAAGAACAAATATGTCAGGTACAGAAGAACTTTAAGGCGGGACGACTGCCTCTACCGCCCATGCTTTTGAACCGTTCGAAGAAGGTGCTGACAGATGGCAGTAGCAAGTTGACGGGTCGCGACTTCGAACGTTTGTTCGACAGCGAGACGACCCTTTCGCGTCTTCAGAGGATCGCGCGTAAAGTCGACATCAAGGTGAAAGACCAAAAGAAGGACGACCTTGTCGACGAGATTAAAGAGAAGTTGAGGAAGGATAAGGTTGCCGAGCCCGTCATGATTTCGAGGAAGCGGATCATTCAACAAGCCGAGAAGCTCAAAGAAGAAAACACCGGGTTTTTCGGGGGTATTTTATCGGCTTTCGGGGGTACGTCACCCAAGAAGAATCTCAACTCGGCCAAGCGCCGTGATAACTCCGCGAGGGTTAATAACACGCGACCAGCTGCGAATAACGCGCGGCCAACGGAAAATAAGACGGCTGCAAATAACGCGCGGCCAATGGGAAATAAGACGGCTGCGAATAACGCGCGGCCAACGGAAAATAAGACGGCTGCGAATAACGTGCGGAGACCACTGGGAAATAACGCTGCACGGCGACCACTGGGAAATAGACCGCTGGGAAATAACGCTGCACGGCGACCACTGGGAAATAGACCGCTGGGAAATAACGCTGCACGGCGACCACTGGGAAATAATGCTGCACGGCGACCACTGGGAAATAACATGGGGAGGCCACTGGGAAATAACGCTGCACGGCGAATGATGGCCAATCGCCGACCCAACTTCCCGGAAGGTAGCCTGTACAAGAATATGCCAAGGCCCCGGTTTCTGAATAGGGCCGAGCGAAACCGAAACCGAAACCGAAACAATGGGGGGAGGCTGAGGCCTGGTCGGGTTGGACCCAGGAATACTCCGAACTTTTTGAAGGGTGGGTGGAACCCGTTCACCAAGAGGAACTTTAAAAAGGCCAACTCCGCAAAGAAGTGCAAGTATCCCGGACAGGTGTTCAAAAGTGGAAGACAGGGACTGGGGTGTTACAACTACCCAAAAGATCTCCTCGAGTATAATAAGGATTTTTACCCGGCGGACGTCTCCGAACGGTGCAAGCCCGGTTTCAACTTTGGGATGCATGAAAAAGGTGTCGGTTGTAAAAAAAGGCGACAGCAGTCCAGCAGTGGTAGTAGCGGAGGAGGAGGTGGCAGCCCACGACCTCCCTGGCAGCAGCAAATTATAATCGGTGGTGGTCAGGGTCGTAACGGTCGTAACGGTCGTAATGGAAGGCAAGGTCGTAACGGTCGTAACGGTCGTAACGGTCGGAATAGCGGTGGTTCTGGCCCGACGCCCTCTAACGGACCCGCACCGAGCGGTGGACCCGCACCTGGCCCCACCCCCGCACCGAGCGGTGGTCCCGCACCGAGTGGTGGTCCCGCACCCTCCAACGCACCGAGTGGTGGTCCCGCCCCCACTCCCGCACCGAGCGGCGGTGGGTTTTTCGGCGGCCTCTTCGGTGGGAGCAAGACTCCCAGTCCCCTTGCGAACGCACGGTCGGCGCTCAAAAAGAAGCTCCAGACCCTTCGCAAGCTCCGATCGGACGAGAGAAATATGTTTTTGGCGCGAGTCAGAAAATCTGAAAACATCGATAATATTTTCAATAATGCTATGAAGTTGAACCAAAATAGATACACGGAGGAGAGGAATCGTATTCAGAAAAAGCTGAATACCGCGAAGACGGACAAAGAGAGACGCGAAGCAGCGGCTAATAAGTTACGTATCCAGCGCGAAGAGAAAGCGGCGGAGTTGCAGGGTAAGAAGAACGCCGCCGAGATGAAGCGCAAATCGAATGCACTGAACAGGCAGGAGCGAGAGAGAGAAAGGATACAGCAAAAGAAGTTATCAAACTCTCAAGCAAGGCAGAATGTATACACGGCGAAGGCAGCGGCAAACGCCGAAGCCCGACAAAAAATTAACGCAGCTCGTGCGAACCGAAAGGGGGAACAGGCAAAGCAAATCGCTGAGGCGCAGAAGGCTGAAAATAAAGCGCGTGCGAACCGGAGGGCGGCGATTGCGAACCGAAAGGGGGAACAGGCAAAGCAAATCGCTGAGGCGCAAAAAGCTGAAAATGAGATGCAATCAAAGAAGCGCCAGTCGAACGCAGCTGCTACCATCGCCGAAAACAGGGCGAATCGTAACAAACGGGTGGCGAACGCAAATGCTACCATCGCCGAAAACAGGGCGAATCGTAACAAACGAGTGGCGAACGCTAATCGCAGGGGAGCGGCGGCAAAAGAAGAGGCTGAGCAGGGCAAGGAAGTGAACAAGGCACGGATCGGGGAACAGGCGAATGTCAACAAACAAGTGAACAAGGCGCGAATCTTGGGGGAGAAAAACGCACGAATGAATATTAATAAGGCTAAGATCGAAGTTAATAAAACCGCTCAAATCAAGGTGAATGCGGCGAATGCAACTAAGAGAGGCGCCCAGGCCAACAGGGAGAAGGCGAAAGCATTGGCAAATAAAAATGCTGGCATAAAAGCGAACGCGGCTAAAGCGAACAGGGAGGGTGCGAAAGCAGTCGTAAATATGAACGCACAAAAAAAGGTGAACCTGGCGAATGCGACCAAGAGAGGCACCCAGGCCAACAGGGATAGGGCGAAAGCGCTGGCGAACAAAAATGCTGGTATAAAGGTGAACGCGGCGAAAGTTGCTAATCAATCCAAGCGGAACATCGCGAAGGTGCGGGCAAATACAATTACTGGTATTAAGCTTAATGCAGCGGCAGCAATTAAGATTGGTGCTAAAGCCAACAGAGAGAAGGCGAAAGCACTGCTCAATAAAAGGGTTGGTATCGAAGCGAATGAAACGGATGCGGATAAAAGGAGGGCTAATATGAAAGTGAACAAGCAAATATACGGATACAATTTGGATAAGAAATTACAGAACCGTGAACAACAGGCAGAGATTAATAATGTGAGACGCGAAGAGGAGAAGAATCGACTGATACGAGAGTTGAGAACAGCGGAAAACAAAAAAGATAATACGAAGGTGAAAAACATCAAGGCGAAACTTGGTCGAATTAAAATTTCAAAGAAGCCCGTCAAAGTTAATGTGAAACAGCAGATGATAAGGAAGAAACAGCGTGCAAGGATAAACGAGTTAAAGAAAAAACTATCTGAAACGAACTTTAAGAGAATAGAAGCAGTGGCTGTAGCGAAAAACTATAAACAACAGTTCGAAAGGTTAAACGAAGGCTTACAAAAATTGGCAAACCAGGTAACACAGGGAGGAGAAGAAAAAAATCAGCAAATCAATGAACTTGAGCGGCAGGTCGAAAGGTTGATCAACGAGGTAGAGGCGGAGAAAGCAAAGGCAAACACGGCAGGGGCAAATGCGGGGAAGGCAAAGGCAAATGCGGAGAAGGCAAAGGCAAACGCGGAGAAGGCAAAGGCAAACGCGGAGAAGGCAAGGGCAAACGCGCAGAAAAAGGTGAAAGGTACAAACGCCGGGTCACAGACCATACCAGGGTTCAATGAAAATAAATTAAAGGCGGCACAAAAACAATTAAAAGCTAACATCAAGGGGCGCGAGAATTTGAAAACTATCAAAAATGTCATTAGCTACCAGAAACTCACGAAGAATGTTTTGGTTCGTAGGCCTGGGACTCGGAATATTTTAGCTGGGAGGACGGGTCGAAAACTTCCCATGATCGAAAATAGACTCGAAACGATAAATGAGGGGAAGGTTTTAAAAAATAACGCGCAGAAAGGTAAAAACGCCGGGTCACAGACCAACTCCGCCGTGCAAACGAATCAAAAACAAAACCGACCGATTCCGACTAATCCACTATACGCGCAGACGAACGCGACCACCAACAAGACTACGGCAGGGGCGAACGCGGCGAACACGGCAGGGGCGAACGCGGCTGGGGCGAATAACAAAAAGTTGGAGGAAGAGAGAAAAAGAATTAACAAAAAGGCACGTACCCCAGGTTACGTCCCAGGTATTGGTATTGGAAGATGGGGAACGGCTATAAAAACCGCAAATATGACGAGACTCAAGGAACTCGATAAGGAGCTTAATAATAGGAAGGCGTTCAGCAACGAAATCAAAAAGATGAACAATATTGGCATGTTGAAAAAAGGGGGGTACCTGAAAAACATTTGGAAATACAATCAAACCATCAATCTTGTGAAGGAAGCAATAGAAGCAAATGAGAAGACGCTAGGGTTGGAAAGACTAGCGAAGGAAACACGGAAGCAAGTAGCCAGAAATATAAAGGAAGGAACGATGGAAAGACGGAAGAAATTAGCCAAAAATAAGATTATACAGGATGTTAAACAGAAACAGAAACAGGCTAAGAATACAGTCAGTGGAATGCCATTAAAAAACAATAATAAAACCGCCTTACTGAGGAAACTGAATAAAATCACAGAAAATAACAATAAAATAACCCAAAATACAGTACGAGAAATACAAAACATAAGACAAAGTGCACAAAGAAAATCGGCTAACTTCATTCGGGAGAAGGCGGCGCGGGAAAAAAACGAAAAGGCAAAGAAGAAGGAGGCAGAGAAAAAGGCGGCGCAGGAGGCAAAGGCGGCGAAGGAGAAGGCGGCGAAGGAGGCAAAGGCGGCGAAGGAGAAGGCGAATGCAGAGAAAAAGGCGGCGCAGGAGAAGGCGAATGCAGAGAAAAAGGCGGCGCAGGAGAAGGCGAATGCAGAGAAAAAGGCGGCGCAGGCGGCGCAGGCGGCGAAGGCTCGATTTCAAGGTGCCGTCAAAAAGATTAAGGAGAACCAGGTAATGAACAAGGTAAAAACCGCCGCCAGAATCGCCACTGAGCAGAAGAAATTAAACGAGGCAACAGGTCCCGAGAGAGTTAAGTTAGCAAGGCAACAATCCGCGGCTACGGGCAGGAATAAGGGGAAAAATGCCACCGCGGCTGCTGGTCTATTAAAAAAGACGAGAAATAGCCAGTTTGCTGAAAAGGGTATTTCTGCAACCGCGGCAAAAAAAGCAGAAAACAAGCGCAAGGAAGCTGCCGCTAAGAAACAGGCAAGGAGAAATAAGGTCCAGAAAGCCCTAAACGCTCAGGCTAAAGCTAAGGCTCTCAAAGCAAAAAAAGAACAGGAGGCTTTACAAAGGAAACAAAACACGAACCGTAAGGTCGCGGCGGCGACCAAAATACAGGCTGGGTTTAGGGGTATGCGGAATCGTAAAGCGGTGGCCGTGAAACGGAAAGCGAAAAAGAAACAGCAGAGAGAACTGAAGCTCTTACGTACCAACCGTATAAACACTAAACCCGCAAACCCACTAGGAAGAAGATGATAGAAAATTTTGTAATTTAATAAAAATCTGACTAACTTAAAGGAGTGGCTCTCTCTTTAAGTTAGGATGGATGGAGCGTGTGCGGTGTGTTGCGAGAATTTCAACAAACAGCGTCACAAAAAAGTCTCGTGTCTCTTTTGTAACTACGACGCGTGCAAGGAATGTTGTCAGACGTATCTGCTCTCGACAGACAAAGACCCACACTGCATGAACTGCCATACGAGATGGGACCGTCAGTTCGTCGACAACTTCTGTACTAAGAAATTCAGGAACGTCGACTATAAGGAACACCGCGAAAACGTCCTCTTCGAGCGTCAGAAACTTCTCATGCCAGCTACACAACCCGACGTCGAGCGTATCATTCAAATGCGTAAGCTGGGCGCCCAGCTCAGGAGTCACAAACAGAGGGTGATAGAAATACACGCGGAACTTCAGCGAACGGGGCGATCGGTGGTCGGTCATCCCGAGCTGCTCTCCATTTACAGAAGCATGGAAGTTGTGTACACCGACCTCGAACGTCTGAGAAACGAGATTCGAACCACTGATATCGAACCCAGGAAATTTGTATTGAAATGTGCGACACCTGATTGCAAAGGGTTTCTCTCGGAGAACTATTACTGCGGAATCTGCGAAACGTATTTTTGCAAAAGTTGTCACGAACCCAAGACCGAGGGTCACGTCTGTAACCCCGACACCGTGAAGACGATCGAGTTGATAAGGGGCGATTCTAAAAGCTGTCCGAAGTGTGGGTACGTCATCCACAAGACTGATGGGTGCAGTCAGATGTGGTGCACCAACTGCCACTGTGCGTTTAACTGGAGGACCGGGGAGATCGAGCGCGGAAGGATCCATAATCCGCATTTTATCGCATTCAAAAAACAGACCAGTAGAGAACACGGAGACATACCCTGCGGTGGAATCCCCACGTTTCGTGAACTTCGAGTCTCGGGATCGTCGTCTAAGATGCTACAGTTCGCGATAGTTATTTACGAGACCGAACGAGTGAACGCCTTCCTAGACACGCGACCAGGTGACACAACGAACCCTCGCATTGGCTATATGCTCGGAGACCTGTCCGAGACTGAATTCAAAAACATACTGCAAAAACAAGAGAAGTTCACCGAGAAGGTGAGAGACATAAACGCGATTTACGAGATGGTGGTACACAGTGGGGGAGACTTGTTGAGACAATACATCATACAGCCACGACTTCACGAGTGGTACATTGAACAGCTTCAGTGGATTTTTGATTATGCTAACCAGGTGTTGGGTGATATTCGAAAAAGGTACAACTGCAAGTTACCGAAGAATATTAATGTCTGACAATTACAATAGAGACCATGCTTTGGGTGCTACTACTCGCCATGCTCGTCGTGTGCATTCTCATGCCGAGATACCCAACCCCCACGGTGATACACGGCTTTCTCAGTCCAGAAGAAAGGGCACACATAATCAAACAGGCTGGTGGTCAACTTTCCGATTCGCTGGTCGACGTCGACGGAACCGTTGACACCGACGTCCGTTTCAGTCAGACGGCGTGGCTTCCTAAAACCGATCCCATCGTCCGTTCAATCATGGAGCGATGTGTGTCGAGGATAAACAAAACGGTCGAACACTGCGAGCAGTTGCAAGTCCTCAAATACGGAGAGGGTGGACACTACAAGCCGCATCAGGATGTGTTTATCCAGGACGAAAACAAGCGGATATGTACCTTCATTTTGGCTCTCACCGATGACTACACGGGCGGCCAGACCGAGTTTCCAAACATCGGTCGGACGTTCAAACTCCGAGCGGGTGACGCACTATTTTTCAAGACGCTCGACAGCCTGGGACTAGAGACTCAACTGGCTCTACACGGTGGGCGACCTGTAGAGTCAGGGACGAAATGGATTTGCAACTTATGGGTGCGACAGGCGCCGTATTAGACCTCGCCGCGTTCGATCAGCTTCTTGCGGTTCTCCATGTGGAGCGCCTCGACTACAGATTTGTTCTGAGCCGCGTAAGGTACCGCGTATCCCTCGTCACAAAGCCACTTATTCACATTGGTCCAACTACCATCCTCGCGGACCCAAACCTCGGCGAGGACGCGTCCGAACTTACCCCGAGAGTCAGCCTCCGGGCACCTGAGTTCGATTTCGATATCATCCTTCTCGGAAGCAACAGCCTTCATGCACCATTCCCTGAGCTTCTTTTTCGAGAGGAGACCGAACTTCTTCTCTATTACATCGGAGGTGCGAGATTCTGGTGTGTCAATTCCTAGCAAACGAACGCGTTGCTTCGTGCACACATCGAAACCGAGGTCTATCGCGACGTCGATGGTGTCTCCGTCCACCACTTTCTCGAGGGAGGAGACGCGGTACTTGTAGTTGCAGGGTCCGACGTTGTAGGAGGACATTACTATATATGACACACCCTTAATCTTTAATACATCGTTTAAAAATCTTGATCGCCGTCACGTAGGTGCCGAATTTCAGTATAGCCGAAAGGATGTGAGGCCGCGGGAGAGGTATCTTGGGTCGTTTCAACTTATCGTGGACACGTTTCAGGGCATCGCACGTGCTGATATACAAACCTTCTGACATGTGATCTCTGGTTTCATCGATCGTATTCATCACCGTCAGCACGTCTTTATCGATCGCCATAAAATATAACTATATATAAAAATGAACTGCATAGCCCTTTCCGCTGACATCGATCCGTACAGAGAAAGAGTCTCGAAAACCAGGCAGAACGTTTTGAAAAATATTTATAAGGCTAAAACACCCAGTCAACCCCACAGAAACAAGAGGATTCGATTTCACTTCAAAAAGGCAATCAAAGAAGCTCAGACTATTTGCACGGAGGAAGGTGAAACTTCACCCGCGTGCCACGCGGCGTGGTGGGTCGTGGACGAGATCGAAGACGCCATTCACCGGGCGGAGTAGACGACAACTTCGGTAGTCGTGGAGCTGGGATCTTTACTGTTTATCGCGCGACGCGCTTTCACGTCCTTGATGCTGTATTCCGAGAACGCCTCGGTGACCATCTCGACCTTGGCGTTGCTCATAACGAATGTCGCACCCGAACCCTTGATTAAGTTGAACAAATCTTCGTGGTCTTTCTTTCCGAATCCATCCTTCGTGTAACCCACGAAGGATGATTTCGTTTCCGGTGCGTACGGGGGATCGAGGTAAATGAAATCACCCTTCCCAACTTCCTTAAAGGCCTGGCGAAAGTCGCATTGTCTGAACTGCACGTCCTTGATGAGTTTGCTAACTTCGGTGAGTTCACTGCACGACGGTGCTTTCTTGTAGTGGCCCCAGGGTACGTTAAACCCGTTGGGCCCCTCGCGGTACAACCCCCTAAAACAGGTCTTATTCAGAAACAAAAACATGGCCGAGCGCTCGATCGTCTCCTCCTTGTTCGTGTTAAACTTCTTCCGCATCCAGTAATAATAATTCTCCTTCGACCGCGTGGCCTCTTCGAACGTCGCCGGGTCTCTATTCACGTCGTCACCCGAGCACTCGTCGTACTCCCCGAATAGCTTTTGAACGTGACCCTGGACTGCGCCTGGGTTTGATTGTATGTTCTGGTACAGGGCGATGAGCGAGCCGTTGAGGTCATACGCATAAACCTTTCCCTTGACGAACCCCCTTGACAGCACCGATAAGAGCACGCTTCCGCCACCCACGAATACTTCGTGGTAATCACGAATGTCTTTAGGAAACGAATCGATAACTTCTTCGATGATTTGCGACTTACCCCCAACCCACTTAAGGAATGGTTTCATATATTTAGTATAGTGCCGGCTATTTTTAAGCCCCTAGGGAAGTTGGGTACCGTAATATTTTAAGATGAAAACGAAGTGGTTAGACACAAATTCGAGTGGCAAACCATTCGAAAAATGTTTCCGTCCCGACGGTAAACATATAATAGGCGACAGGGTATTTAGTTATATAGAACAGAATACATTCGTCAAGCGAATGGAACACTTAAAAAACCCGTATTGGGACCACTGTAAAAAACCAGACGGCGCGTTGATTAGCGACGACGAAAAAACGCTTTTCATCATCGAGGCGAAACACCAGATTGTCGCCGGCTCGGTCGATGAAAAGATTAGAGCGGGTCCCTGTCTGCGCGAAGAATACAAACAACTATACCCCAGTGTCGAGAACGTCCACATGATGTTTATCGTAAACGACTGGTGGTTCGGTCGGCAGAAAAAATACGAAATCGCCATCGAACACAACCGGAAAGTCGGTATCCCAATATTTTTCGCTGAACAAGTTGGTTCGGCGTGGAGAGTTCATATTCAGAACAAAAAGTGGACCATTTATCCAGCCTTCTATCGAGTAGACGAAGATGCTATTTTTGATTGGATGCACTCAGTTTTGTAATAAAGTTATGACCGGTGCCTCGTCGTCATATGCATAATACCTAATACTTATACCGAAGAGTCTCGTGAGTTCGGTGTTGAGATCGTGGTTTATTAATTCCTTCCACGTGTTCAGCCTAGTCTCAAAGTATTCCAGTCCCTCCTCCGAGAAAACCATGTCCCGTAGATCCTCGCGCTGTCTGAAGTTATACATCGCCAGTTCGACCGCCGCGGGTACGGCGCAATTCCCCCTCTCCGCCGACGCGAGTACGCTGATGACGTAATATCCGTGCGCGTCACATATGAGGTTGACCTGCATCTGAGGAAAGTTGTAAATGTAAGAATCGAAATCGTGTTTGCTGGGTAGCGTACAGAATACCGTGTACGGATTGGGACTGTTGCATGGACGCGTGACCGAGGGGTGTGTATGAAAGCATAGCGTCGACGGCCACATTTTTTTGACCGTCTTCAGTCTCACCTTATCCCTGTCCCTCGACGTGACGAAGAGTGGGTTTTTGAAGGTTTTATTTTTCAACTCGATTTTTCCCGCGTATTCCCATCTCTTCTTACCCGAGAGGTCGGAGATACGTTTCAGCTCTTTGATGATTCGAGGTGGTATCTGTACATCATATTTTCGCAACGAACTCATCCCTAATATTAACCTAGGGATTTTAATCAGGGGTGGCAACCAACCAAAAAAAAGATGGCGACCCTCGACGTAGAAACCATGGCGCGCGACATTTACGGGGTACTCGGCGCAGGGTACTCAGAGCGAGTCTATCATAATGCCGCGGAGGTGTATCTCAGAAACATGAACATCAAGTACGAGTCAGAGCGACACATCAATGTCCCATACAGAGGCCACGTCGTGGGAGATCTGCGCGCGGACATCATAGTTGAGCAAGAAATGGTTCTAGAGTTCAAGAGCGTGAAGAAGCTCGGGCCTAAGGAGGAGTTGCAGGCACGAAACTATCTGAGTCTGACTGGTCTGAACCTGGCGAAGCTGGTAAACTTTCCTCCGGAGGCTGGCCGGGAACCGGAGGTGATATCAATTGACTTAGTATCAGAAAAGGAAGAGCTCGCGCGAGTCTTTGATAAAATTCAACATCATCATCACGAGAAGACTCAGGGGCTAAAACGGCTGCTTCCAGATACTCCCTTGCCCGAGAGAGGTGAAATTTAACCTGCCCCAGGCAGTGTTCAATGGCTCGATCGGGGCACGTGACGTCGTTGACATGTGGCATGACGTAACTATCGAGATTGTAAAGTAGCATCAGGCATCTCTCTTCCTGTTCTATCATTACACTGCAATCGAAGCTCCTATTTAAGTATATCTACACCGTCGGGATGTATTCCCAGGATAGCACCGTACAAATCGATTTCCAGATGCAGTCCTGTTGATACAACTTCTCCTTTGATTTCAGAAGCGGAAAATACTGCAAGTACTCATCCTCTCCTAGGAGTTCACACATTTTGTACAACACGTAACTGTAACTCAAGAAGTTTTTCCTCTCCGCCGGACAGTTATCATCGAAAGGTTTCTGAATATCACGGAACATCATGCGGAGCGTCTCCTCCAGCTCCTGTGGCATCGACGGAGGTTTCAGACCGTTAAGGATGTTGCAGATGTAAGGCACGTGCTCATAGAATTTGTTTTGACGCAACTTTTTGAGCAGAGCGCGAACTTTCGCGTGCGTAATCTCCTCCACGTTTTTTATTTTTTGCTTCTTGAGTTCCGAACGTAACGCCTCGATGACTTCGTCGGGTATCGTGGTCATCTCCTGCGCCTGAAACTGTGACAGCCATTCGTTGAAGTGGTTCTCTCGTTTGTATGAGTAGTTGACAATCTTCTCGGATGTCTCCTGCTCCTCTCTGTACGTCAACTCTTCGCTGATGAGGGACGTTACCACCGTCCCGCATTTTTGACATACCAGGTCGCTCGTCTCGGGAAAATGAACCAGGTCCGAGTCCACACAGTTTGGACACGTGTCCACCAGGCGCTGGGTCGGTCGAGAGATGTTCTGATTTTCGACTTCAATCAAATAGTCTCTGAAGATATCTTTGCGCTTCAGACCCACGGTCTCGCGTACCGAAAACACGTTATCTGTGTTGGACATCTCCGCGTCCGCGCTCGTGTATTCATTCAGATACGGCATGCACTTTATGATATAATCGCTCATCTCGCTCTCTATCTGTCGTTTATTATGGGGCTCCGTAAGTATGAGGTCTTTGTATTCCTGGAGTTTGTTCTGGTAGCGGCTTAAAAAGTTGCCTTCCATACTATATATGCTGTTCAGTCTTTTAAGTAGTGTCATCTTTCTCTGGAAAAAACTGACAACTCCGCGAGATTACACGATCTTACAGGAAGAGCTGGAATACACCGTGGACTATAATCTCAACTACCGCGTCGAAGATGATTTCTGGAAAATGGAGAGTAAAGATTGGGACGGGATCCTTGATACGTTTTACGTCGACTCGACGGGTCAAGATTTCAGATACACCGCAATACCACAGTGTGTGGATCACTTGGTATTACGAATCAAGTATTACTACAACGGCCACGTCTATTCGGTAATCACGCAAGACCTAAACTACGTACCCGGTGAGAACGAAAGTTCTTCGATGCATTTCAGCATTCCCCTGACCAGCGCGTGGCTCGTTGACCACGACGATAAGCCGAAGCTCAACCTGCTACACACGATAAAGCGGTACAGTGGTCCGAGGGGAGACTGGCACGGAGAGGCTGTACCGCTGAAATACTTTCTGTATTACACCGAGGAGCATTTGAAGTCACGATTCCCTAAAATCATATTAACAAACGGTCTCGGGATGAAAAAGATTGTATCTACACTCGACGACTATACCATCAATCTTCAGATACCTTAGTTGCCAGGTAGAACTTCAGTTCGCCTAGATTAGCGACGTTATACTTCAATATCAAAAAACCAGTTTGTTGAATGATTTGCACGCTACTGCACATAGAAGTTGCTTTCGTGAAGATGTTAAGATATTTCAGGGAATAGAGCCCAGAGATGGTCTTTTGGGTTTCCTCCACGCACTCGATCGACGTCTCTTGATTCGCGAAATCGCCTTCGCAGTTGAATGATATCTCCTTCCCAGAGCGAACAATTTCTATGTAAGACCCAATATTAGACATGTCGCGGCACAGGCGCTGAAAGTCGATCGACGGCAGGGTAGTTATGGTCGTCATATCCACGTCGGGTACTTCGATCCGACTCTCATTGATGTCAAGGAGTTTCAGTTGAAACTTTGTCTGGGTTTTCTTGGTGTCGCTGGAGATCGAGATGTTCATGTACTCCTTGCAGTTGATCTCAATCTGGAGGACGTCGTTGTTTGTGATGGTCTTCAGCAGCTTGAAGGTGTTACTGATATTAATTCCCGCAATCACTTCCTCCTGTTCGCACTCGTATTCCTCAAAGTTATCGGCTGGAAGAAAGATATCCACGAGAGATGTCCGGGCCGTGTCAAGTGTAACGATGAAGAGTCCCTCCTTTCGAAAGTAAGCATTGACATCGTTGAGTATGTCCTTCAGCACCTCGAAAGTTGACTTAAAGGCGGTTGCTTGGATCGTGACCAGCTTCATTCTAAACCCTAATCAATTTACATCTTTAACTCTGTGTACACGGCACCCTTTCCGACGTTCTGACTGATTTTTTCCTCTAATTCTTTCGTCATGGGTGGCTGCAACACTTTGCCATAATCGTCCAGATGAAACATGTCTGAGCTGTCTCCTTTTCCGTCTAAGTTGGTGAACGAGCATCCCATACCACCGATGAAACTATGTTGAATCTCTTTCGTCGGAAGCAGAGAGTTCAGCCAGTTCATGATTTCGCGGCCGACCAAAATCTTCCCGTTTTGGGTCAGCATGGTAGGGACTCGGGTGATCTTAGATTTGTAACTGCTGGGTATTCCTAACGTGTTTATGTTGTGATAATGAATAAGTTGTTTGAGCTGGTGATGCTTATTGACATATTCGACCACCTCCATGCTGAATTTGCAGCGTGGGCTGTAGATCAGGAGGCTCATTCCTACTTTATCTGAGGTTAAATTCGAAAAAATTTTAACGCATATATAGTAATATGAACTACCTCGTGGCTTTCATCCTTCTTGTCATTGTTTACCTTTTGACAAACGAGAACAGTGAATCATACGGCTTTTCTGGGTTTGTCAAACCCCGCGAGACGCAGCTGATGGACGAATACCCAGACATGACGGGTTGGGAGGAGACTCGAAACGACGCCAAAAATGATCTCATGGAGGCAATCGTCCTCCTGACAAACAGAGAAATCTACAACAGGACAGGCATCAAGAACTACATCATAGAAACAACTTCGATGAAAAAGTTCATGAAAGAGACCGAACAGATGTACGAATGCCATTTCATGACTGTGAAAAAGAACGGGTTTAGTTTCGGCTTCTCCGTGGTGGTATGGGTCATAGCGGAGGGCAAGAAACCACTCCGACTGCTCGCCATCCGTTCACAGCCGATCGGATACCAACCGTCGCACGAGGTTCCAGGTAAATCCATGGGAAAGGAGTTTGCCAACTACAACCTCATCAAAGAGAACAACATTCCGAACAAGGGCGACCTAGACGCATCCACCGCCGTGTTTAGGAAACCCGTCGTCAGTCTTGCTGTCGAGACTCCGAACTTACCGGAACCCACCGATGACGTGGACGAAGCGAGGGCCAACCTGGCGAAGCTGCGAAGCGATGCGGAGGAGGGCGTCAATAACTTCGAGAGGAGCGCTTCTAAGTTCTTGCGCAATCTAGAGAACGATCCGAACCTCATCAGGGGCCTCGAGCGTGCCGGGATTAAATAATTTTTTTTCGACTTCGAATGTAGAATGCTAAGCATAAACGACGTGAATAAAATAGACTTACGTCGAAAGCAAATTCGTAAAGAGATTTACACGAAAATATACGAACAGTTTACAAACAAAATAAAGC